ATATTATTTTACTTGATATGGTTAAAGATCGGTTCGAGTTCCCCGAACTACGGCGCGTGGCCAAAGAACAATATGACTATTGGAAACCAGAAACGGTGATCGTGGAAGCAAAAGCTTCCGGACTACCTTTAACCTATGAAATGCGCAAATTAGGTATACCAGTAATTAACTTTACACCGAGCCGCGGAAATGATAAACATAGTAGAGTAAACGCGGTAGCCCCGTTATTTGAAGCGGGCGTGGTGTGGGCACCTGATACTAAGTTTGCGGAAGAAGTGATTGAGGAATGCGCTGCATTTCCATTAGGTGAACACGATGACTTAGTGGATAGTATGACGCAAGCCGTAATGAGATTTAGGCAAGGTGGTTTTGTAGATCATCCAGATGACTATGAAGACGAACCTTTGCCCCAACAGACGAGGACATACTACTAATGGCTATAGATAAAAGCAACGGACCAACACAGACCAACCTTATTGATAAGAACGTCGAGATCGTAACTCCTGAAGAAATGATTAGCGATAACAATGAAGCACTAGTCGAGATGACAGAAGATGGTGGTGCGGAAGTAGATTTTGATCCATCCATGGACCCCGGTCCGGGGACCGCGAATCATGATGCCAACTTAGCTGAGTTTATTGATGATGATGAATTAATGAATGTTAGTTCCGATTTAATTGAAGCTTTTGATGATGCTAAAGCTAGCCGCAAAGATTGGGAAGACGCTTATACTAAAGGTTTAGATTTACTCGGCTTCAAGTATGAAAATCGGGCCGAACCATTTCAAGGCGCATCTGGTGCCACGCACCCGGTACTCGCCGAATCAGTGACGCAGTTTCAAGCGTTAGCGTATAAAGAATTACTTCCCGCCGGTGGCCCGGTCAGAACCCAAGTCATGGGTAAAACTAATCAACAGGTGGAACAACAAGCAACCAGGGTCCGCGATTATATGAACTATCAAATCATGGTGAAGATGAAAGAGTATGAGCCAGAGTTTGATCAGATGTTATTTAATTTACCACTTGCTGGTAGCACTTTCAAAAAAGTTTATTACGATTCAATTCTAGCCCGTTGTGTATCTAAATTTATTCCAGCGGAAGATTTAGTAGTTAGCTATCAAGCAACTAGTCTGGAAGACGCAGATTTAATTGTGCATGTGGTGAAAATGTCCGGCAATGATTTGTTGAAACAAATGCAGTCGGGTTTTTATATGGACCAAGACGTGGGCACCCCGATGGATTACATTGGTGATATTCAAGAGAAAAAAGATGATCTTGAAGGCATGAGTCGCACCGCGGCTAGTGAAACCCATACCCTGCTCGAGTGTCATGTAGAATTAGATTTACCGGGCTTTGAAGATCAAGATGAGAATGGGGATGAAACGGGTATTGCGGTACCATACATTGTCACCATTCACGAAGACTCTAATCGCATTTTAAGTATTAGAAGAAATTATCTAGCGTCCGATGCAACGCGGACCGCGAAAAACTATTTTGTACATTTTAAATTTTTACCAGGACTTGGCTTTTACGGTTTTGGTTTGATTCATATGATTGGTGGTTTATCTAGAACTGCAACAAGTGCGTTACGACAATTACTGGATGCCGGCACGTTATCTAATTTACCTGCTGGTTTCAAACAACGTGGCATACGCGTTCGTGACGAAGCGCAACCATTACAACCCGGTGAGTTCAGAGATGTTGATGCTCCTGGTGGTAATTTACGTGATGCGTTTATGCCATTACCATTTAAAGAGCCGAGCGCCACGCTGCTACAACTAATGGGTGTGGTAGTGCAAGCCGGTCAACGGTTCGCGAGCATTGCCGATATGCAAGTTGGTGATGGTAATCAAGGTGCCGCAGTCGGCACGACGATGGCGTTATTAGAGCGTGGCTCACGCGTGATGTCTGCTATTCATAAAAGATTATATGCTAGTATGAAGTGTGAGTTTATGTTGCTCGCAAATTGTTTCGGCACTTATTTACCAAAACAATATCCATATGATGTGGTCGGTGGCACCCGAGAAATCTTTGCTACAGACTTTGATAATAGAGTTGATATTATACCGGTGGCTGATCCAAATATCTTTTCACAAACGCAACGTATTACGATTGCGCAAACGGAATTACAAATGGCGATGTCAAATCCAGACATGCATAACTTATATCATGCGTATCGACACATGTATGAAGCTTTAGGGGTGAAAGATATTGATATTTTATTACCACCACCGGCACCAATGCAACCAATGGATCCAGCATCGGAAAATATTATGGCCTTAAACATGAAAAAGTTTCAAGCCTTTCCAAAACAAGACCATTTATCACACATGCAGGCACATTTAAGCTTCATGGGTACGACGTTAATACGTAATAACCCGAAAGCTATGGTGGCATTGCAACAAAATTGTATGGAACACATCAATTTAATGTCTGGTGAACAGATTGAGATTGAATTTCAAGAAGAAATACAACAAATACAGCAAATAGGTCAACAATTACAGGCTATGCAACAACAAATGGGCCCACAAGCACAACAAAATCCACAGTTTATGCAGTTAAATCAGCAAGTACAGGCTATGACTACCTCTATGGAGCAACGTAAAGCTCAACTTATAGCTGAATTTACTAATGATTATGCAACGGAAGAGAAAAAGGTCTTGAATCAGATTGAAAATGATCCATTATTGAAACTTAAAGACCGTGAACTTGATTTAAAAGCTAGAGAAGAGCAAAGACGCGCTGAAGATGAAGAAAATCAGCTAGCTTTAGACCGAGCGAAGATGTTACAGCAACGTGATCTATCGGAACAAAAAATGGAAGAAAACGACAAGCATCAGAAACTTAGAGCTAGCGTATCGTTAGCAAAAAGTGGTATAACTGGGATGCAAGCAACAATTAAAGAACAAGGTAATTAATGGCACATAATTATTTTCATTTCGAAGACGGTGATGATGAGGATTTGATGAGATTATATAATCCTTCAGAGTACTATAGGCTAAATCCCTATATACCAGAACTTTCCACACCAGTCGTAAATATACCTGAGACAGTAATTCCTGGTGGCAATCAAGATAATTCAGGCAACCCTAATGCAGATCCTTTTGGTATGATGGATGGTACCTATGATCCAAATCCTAATTTATTAGGACAGTATGTTGGTTATTTTGATCCGGCATATGATCCGGCACCTGGAGGCACCGGCTCTACATTCAGTAATACTGATGGCACAACAGGTAGTTTAGCTACAGCTGATCTACAGGGACATAATGGACCCATGACACCTATAGGTATGTCTTTTGAAGATGCGACTAATGCTTTTAATGATAATGATGATGGTACTGGTTTCTTCGGAATGAACAATATGAGCTTTGGTGATATATTTGGTATGGTACAAAACGCTTCGCCGACGGTAATGGGGATGAAAACAATCGGTTTCATGAGGGATCTTGTTGAAAAGGCAATAGGTTACACTAAGCCTGATGGTACAGATCCTACTACTGGCGGTAATGGAACTAATACAGGTCTAGCAGAAAGCTATGGTTATAATGAACTGGATGATGCACGTGAATCATTTAGAACTAATCCTACTGGTAGTACTGGTGCTTCTAATCCAGGTGGAACAGGTAGTGATGGTAATGAATCTCAAAGCCAAGGTCAACATGCTGGGAGTGGCGCTCGTTTAGGCAGATAAAGCAGGAAAACTTAAGTCTGGTAAATCTAAGAAAAAAGTGGTAAATAAAAAGCAAGTTAAACGTAAAAAAAAGGAGGTCATCATGATCGAATCTTTAAAGTCAAAATGGAATGCATTAAGTGTTAAGAAAAAAACTATTGCTGGTGTTATTGCATTAATTATAGTAATTGCAATTATTTCTTAAAGGAGAAACTAATGTACGGAACAAAAAGAAAAAAGAAAAACTTAGGTGGTTTATTAGCTAAAGGCTTAGGTGCTGCTATTAAGAAACTAAAAACCCCTAAAGGTGCTGCAGCAGCAACTGGTGCAGGAACTGTTGGTGTTTTAACTCCAAAAATGAAAAAGAAAAAAGTAACAACTGGAACTAATAGTATTTCTGATGCTCAGAAAAAAGCTGGTGGTAAAACTGGTAGAGCTGCAGTTAGAGAAGCTGGTAGAGGCAGAGGTGCTAAACCAACTAAGAACATAGTTACTTCTAAAAACGGTAAAGCGGTTAGAGATAAAAACGGCAAGATCGTAACTTTTGGCGGAAAAAATAAAGGCGGGAAAAAATCTCGTGAAGGTAGATAATTACTAACCTATGTGGTTATCACTATTACCTACAGTATTAAAAACAGGTTCGGCTATATTTGCTAACAAGCAAAAAGCTAAGATACTTATGTCTGATGCTGCTTTACTTCACGCTCAAAAAATGGCTAGCGGGGAAGTTGAGTATCAGGCGTCAGTACGCCAATCCAATGATCAAGGTTATAAAGACGAGTTTGTTTTAATCCTGGTATCCGCTCCAGTATTATTATTGATTTGGTCGGTCTTCTCGGGAGATCCTGAAATTCAATTCAAGTTGGATATGTTCTTCGATAAATTTGGTAATCTACCTTTTTGGTACCAATCGATTTTTATCGGAGTGGTCGCTTCAATATACGGACTCAAGACAGCGGATATTATGAAGAAGAAGTAATAAGAAGGAGGAGAAGATGCAAGAACAAGACAAGTGTGCCTGTCACACTAAAGAAAAAGAACTATCGGGGGAATGTTGTAAACAAAGGCCTAATGCTTTAGATGAGTTTTGGGCGAGCTTAGGAGACTATCATAAATGCAAGACTTTAACCCCGAAAACGTAATATACAAAATACAAAGACAATTGGACGAAATGATCGAAAGCAACGCGCAAGTGTTGATGAGCGGTGGTATTGACAAGATGGAGAAATATATGTATATTTGCGGCAAGATTCACATGTTGGATCAAATTAAACAGGAAATCTCTAACCTGCTAAACCCAAAGGAGCCAGAACAAGATGACGAAACAAACATCACACGCCTTAGAGACTAAATATAAAGAAGAGGCGGAAGCAACTAAAGAAGATACAACCTCAACTAATTTAGATAAGTTACCGCAACCTACTGGGTGGCGTATACTTGTTATGCCATTTAAAGTTAAAGAAGAAACTAAAGGCGGAATTATTATAGCACAAGAAACACTAGACCGAGCTCGCGTTTCAACGCAAGTTGGTTATGTGTTAAAGATGGGAGACCTTTGTTATCAAGACAAAGATAAGTTTCCTACCGGTCCGTGGTGCGCGGAGAAACAATGGGTAATCTTTGCACGTTATGCAGGATCACGCATGGAGATAGATGGTGGCGAGATAAGAATGTTAAACGATGACGAGATATTGGGTACGATCGATGATCCCGAAGATATCTTGCACGCAATGTAACCATAAGGAGAATACCTATGCTAGAAGACGAAAAAATCGACGTGGGCGAAGATGCTTACGAAGAAACAGAAATTGATCTGGATGCAGAAGCACCAGAACAATCTTTAGAAGAGGAACAAATAGATGTCGAACAAGTTAGTGAAGACAGTAATGAGTCCAATAACGCATCTGCGGAACCTGAAGAGCAGCCTGCTGTTCAGAGTAACAAAGAAGAACTCGGAGAATACTCCGACGGCGTTAAAAAAAGAATAGCTAAACTTACACGCAAAATGCGTGAAGCTGAAAGGCAAAAAGAAGAAGCTATTAAGTATGCACAAACCGTGTATGAACAAAGCCAACAACAAAAGAGTCAACTTAATACTTTAGGTGGTCATTATACTAATGAACTAGAGGCTAAAGTAAATAATGGTTTAGATGCCGCTAAGATGGCTTATCGGACCGCGGTTGAAACTAAAGATATTGATGGTCAAATTGCAGCTCAACAAGCTATCGCTGAAATGACGATGGAACAAGTTAGGCTGACAAATGTTAAAGCATCCCGTGCGCGAGTAGCAGAGAAAGCTAAGGCTGAATTGGATAATCAGCAGAGCCTGGTAAATTATGCTCAAGCAGCTCAAGGTATGCCAACAGCACAAGATGTGCGACAAGCAGCTCAAACAATTGACCCCAAAGCAGAGGAATGGAGTGCTAAAAACACTTGGTTTGGCACCGATAATGCCATGACTTACACTGCTTTTGATATACACCGAAAACTTATGGAAGAGGAAGGATTCGATGCAAATTCAGACGATTATTATGTTGAAGTTGATCGAAGAATAAGACTTGAATTTCCGCACAAATTTGGTAATGTAGAGACTTCTACTTCTGCTCCGACGCAGAATGTAGCTGGTGCCCGACGTCCGGCCCAAAATAAAGGACGCAGAAAAACTGTGAAACTCACACCTTCACAGGTAGCAATTTCTAAAAGATTAGGTGTGCCACTCGAAGAGTATGCGAAACAATTAACCGCGAAGGAGGTATAAGCATATGACAAACAAAGATACAGACAATAAGACTGTTAAAACTTCCCGCGTGAGCGAAACTAGGGCCAAACAAGAAGCGCCCAAAGTTTGGACTCCACCATCTGCTTTAGATGCACCACCTGCACCCGATGGGTATAGGCATCGATGGATAAGAGCTGAATCTATGGGTCAAGATGACACTAGAAACATCTCTGGAAAAATGAGATCCGGATGGGAGTTTGTGAGAGCAGACGAATATCCTGGTTCTGAATATCCTTCTATCGATTCTGGAAAATATGCAGGAGTGATCGGAGTTGGTGGCCTTGTGCTGGCAAGGATACCCGAAGAACTCGCAAAGTCTCGTGAAGCCTATTTCGAAGGACAAAGGCAAGATCGTGAAGAGGCTTTAGCTAACGATGTTTTAAAGGAACAGCACCCAGGTATGCCGATCAATCAAGATCGACAGACTCGTGTAACTTTTGGTGGTAGCAAGAAATAATCTTAATATCATCGATTTTTTTAACTTAAAACAAGGAGACATAATATGTCAAATTTAGACGCCCCTTCAGGTTTTAACCCAGTTGGAAAAATCGGCAGTGGACCTGCCTCAAAAATGTCTGAATATAACGTCACTAATGACGATATATTTCAGGGCGACATAGTAAAATTAGCAAGCGGAGTAATCGTTCAAGGTGCCGCTGCTGATACTGCTTTTGTTGGTGTTTTTTGGGGAGCAAACTACGATGATTCAACAGGTAAACCTGTTTTCGTAAACCAAATAGCTGCTGGTCAAGCTGCTGTATGTTTTGTATATGATGACCCATACCAAGTATTTGAAATACAAGGTGATGGTGCATCTGCACAAACAGACATCGGTGATACTGCTGATATAGTAGTAGCCGCTGGCAACACAACTAACGGGATTTCAGGAATGGAACTCGATTCATCAGACATAGGTACTGGAGCTAATTTACGCATTGTAAATTATTCTAAGAACCCGGCTAGATCCGATATTGGATCTGCTAATCTGTTGTACGAAGTTCTTATTAATGAACATCTTTACAAATAATAGCAGGAGGAATTAAAACATGGCTATATCAAGACAACAACTAGCGAAAGAGCTAGAGCCAGGTCTAAATGCTTTATTTGGACTTGAGTACAAACAATACGAAAATCAACACACGGAGATTTTCGACACTGAAAACAGTGACAGAGCTTTTGAAGAAGAAGTAATGTTATCTGGTTTCGAAAACGCTGCTGTTAAGTCAGAAGGCAGTGCTGTGGTTTATGATAACGCACAGGAAACTTTTACTGCAAGGTATCAACACGAAACTGTTGCTTTAGCATTCTCTCTAACTGAGGAAGCTATCGAAGATAACTTGTATGACAAAGTTTCTACTCGTTATACTAAAGCACTAGCAAGATCTATGGCTAACACTAAGCAGATCAAAGCAGCAAACGTTCTTAACCAAGCGTTTACAGCTGGGGTTACTGGTGGAGATGGTGCAACATTATGCGCTGGAAACACTGCTAACAGACCTAACGGTCACCCAACAATTGCTGGACAATTCAACAATGAATTAGCTGTTGCAGCTGATTTATCTGAAACGTCTTTAGAGCAATCTTTGATCGACATTGCGGCTTTCACTGATGAAAGAGGCTTAAAAATTGCGGCTAGAGGTATGAAACTAATTATACCTTCTAACTTGCAGTTCGTAGCTGACAGAATCATGAAATCTGCTTTAAGAGTTGGCACAGCTGATAATGATATCAATGCAATGAAAAACATGGGAATGATTCCACAAGGATA